CTAGATGTTCTTTTCCATCCGCAAAATGACCGCGTCGCTGGTCTGCTGATCCGTCGCCAGGTAGTGCTTTTCAAGCACCCTCCCAACCTCGGCAATGGAGTGTCCAGTGATCGACGCAATCTGCTCTGTTGTCGATCCTTCCCGGCGCCGCTCCGTGATGAACGTGCCGCGCAGATCGTGGAACGTCACGCCCTCGATCTTCAGCCGGGCGCATTCTTTCCCCCAGGATGTTTTGAACCCGTCCTTCGTCCACGGCCGGCCGCGCGAATTGGTCAGGATCCGCATCTTGTCCTTCGGCAATGCGTCGAGCATCGCCTTGAGCTTGCTGTGAACCCGCACGCGAACGCGCTTCTTCGTCTTACCTTGCTCGAATGACAGGTGCGTTCCGTCGTATTGCTTCCATGTCAGGAGCAGGAGATCTCCTTGTCGCTGGCCGGTATGGATAGCCATCTCGAATGCGAGGAGCATGTGAGGAGCGGCCTTCTCGCGGAACAGCGCAATCAGTTCAGGCGTCCATACGCTTTCCTTGCGGGAGCCGGTATAGAGCCGATCGATTCCCGTGCATGGGTTCTTCTCGATCATTTCCTCATCGATCCCGAACGTAAATACGCGGGAGAGAGAAAACAGCATCTGATCAGCCTTCCGAGGATTGGCCGCGAAGGTGTGATGCCACTTGCGGATCATCGCCTTCATGCCGCGCTGCTGGGTGAGCTTCAGTGGCAGCTTTGGCCATTCCTTGCGGATTTCCCTGAATGAGTGCTTGTGACCATCCTGCGTCTTCTCTGCCAGGGCTGAAAAGGCAGGGCTCTGTTCGAAAGCGTCGATCAGGTCATCTAGCGTCTTCACCTCGGCCGGCGCGCTCTCGGCTCGATGCTTCAGGAGCTCGGCGGCGAACGCCTCGGTATTTGGCGCGGCCTGCATCTCGGGGCCGCCGCGCCAGGCGTAATAGTGGATGCGGATTTCTCCGCTCGCCAGCCTGCGCTTGACCTTATGAATCCCTTTGAGCTTCACGAGCACGTTCTCGATCTCTCCACGCCTGCCATTCGGCCAAAGACGAGAAGTCTTCCGGTTTCATGTCAACTGGTTTTTCGCTGATAGCGCTTTGGATATCGGGTGAAACTCCGACGCGCCGGCCGTTGATCTCGATCCAGACGGTAACGCCTTTGGATTTGGCAACATCGGCCATGCGCTTCAGCTCAGCGGCTTTGACGAGAGCAGGAGTGGTCATCGGCCGCTCTTCCTTTCTGGTGGTCTTAGGTCGCGCGAAACATCGTAGTGAACTCGTGGCTGATCGCTTTTCACGTAAAGAGGGTGGCGCGGGTGGCCTTCCTTCGTGGTGCCGAGGCAGAAGACATCGATCGTGGAGATCGACAGGACATGCACGGCGCGAGTGGCGGCGAAAGGATGCGCGCCCCAAGCGGCGATCACATCCCGCCGTCCGTACTCAGCCGGCATGAATTCCGTGCATGCCTCGATGATCATCTCATCGTTCATCGGCCCTACCGGATCGGCCGCGATCAGCAGCGCAGCCGGGTCTGTGGACCGCAGCGCGAAGATGTTACCGACGATCATGCCGCCGTAGCCCCAAGCCTGGCTGAAACGGATGCAGCGACGGATCGTAGGATCATCGACATCGGCATCGGCCGTCGACGGATTAAGCATTACCCAAACCAGCAGATCGCAGCCGGGGCGCTGCCAGCGCCGCTCAAGCCGATAATGAACGCGACGGGCGAAAGCGACCTCAGGAACTATTACGACCGGCTACAGGCCATGCAGACCGTCGAGATGACGCCGGCGATGGCTCGTCTCGACGAGTGCATCATTCGAAGTGCCCTCGGTTCCCGTGACCCGGACATCTACTACGAGTGGGCGCCGCTCTGGGGCATGTCGGAGAAGGAGAAGGCCGATGTCTTCAAGACGAAGGCAGAGGCAGCTCGCCAACTGGTCGGCACTACGCCCGGGCAGGAGATCATCCCACGTGATGCGGTTTCCGATGCTCTCGTTAACACGTTCATCGAGGATGGTTCGCTGCCAGGCCTCGATGCGGCAATTGAAGAATACGGCAAACTGTCTGAACAGGAGCCGCAGGAAGCCGAAGTCGAGGCGGCCGCCGGAGTTCACAATGAACAAGTCTAGAACTCTTCGAGGCGGTAGGGAGCCTCCTCGTCCCAGTCGTTGCCGAAGAAGTTGATGCGCTTGAAGACACCGCTGAGGAGGCCTTTCTCACGGAGATATTCCACCTGATAGTCAGCGCCCATATGACGATGCGTTGCGAACGGGATCCCCATATCTCGCAGAACTTGGCACATGGCAAAAACGGCATCGGTGTCTGCTCGTAATCGATAGGTGCGTTCGGACCCTTTAATTCGTTCAAAGCCGAGCCGTCCGAACAGCTCGACTGATTCCTCTCCCCAAATCTCCAGCATGATCCGATCGCTGCCGATGTCAGTGACCATTGTCGGACGCTTTCGGGGGGATGGATCGGCGGGCTGAGCATTTCTCGTATCGGTCATTGAACGTCCTCGATTCCCTTCGCGGTTGATAGGAATACTTACTATGCGCTTCATTGATGCTTCAACCATCGCGGGCACGCGACGGACCGCCGACGGCTACCTTGTTGCTGACGTCCGGACCGCGCGCACTGGCATCCAGCTCTATGCCGGCCATGAGGTCGGCAAGCCGCAAATGCAGGTGGTCAAGGTCTACCGGCCGGAACTGCCAGCCTCGGCAGCTATGCGCACAAGCCGGTGACAAACGATCACCCGGACGAGGCGGTCACCGCCGACAATTGGAAGGCGCTCGCCGTCGGCTCGATCGGTGATGAGATTGCCCGTGATGGTGAATTCGTCCGCGTCCCGCTCATCGTTATGGACGCGGCGGTCATCGCCGAGATCGAGGGCGGCAAGCGCGAGCTCTCCGCGGGCTACAGCTGCGATCTCGCATGGGAGCCGGGCACCACGCCCGAGGGCGAGAAGTACGACGCCATTCAGAAGGATATCCGGATCAACCACGTCGCCATCGTGCAGTGCGGTCGCGCCGGATCAGAAGCTCACATCGGCGACGGTGTGAGGTTGTGGGGCGCTGCCCCGTTCACCAGTGATCAGCAACCCGAAAAGGAAAAGATCATGACCCTGAAGACGGTTACCGTCGATGGCATCCCGGTTGAAGTAACCGATCAGGGTGCCACGGTGATAGGCACTCTGCAGCAGCGGCTTGCCGACGCCAACACCAAACTCTCGGACGCAGAAAAGGCGCATCAGACGGCTCTGGCCGCCAAGGATGCCGAACTGGCGAAGGAGGATGCCGAAATCGACACCCTGAAAGGCAAGATCCTTTCGGACGCCGATCTCGACAAGCGCGTCACTGCTCGCGCCGATCTCGTCGCCAAGGCCAAGGGGCTCGCCAAGGACGTCAAGACCGAAGGCCTCTCCGATGCGGCCATCCGCAAGGCTGTCGTCGTCGCCAAGATTGGCGATGCCGCCGTCGCCGACAAGTCGGACGCCTACATCGATGCTCGCTTCGACATGCTCGTCGAGGACGAGGGCAAGGGCGGCGCCGACCCGTTCCGCGTGGCTGTTCAGCAGGGTCTCTCGCAGACCACGGACGCCAACGCATCCGCAACCGCTCACAAGGCCATGGTCTCCGATATCGAATCGGCCTGGCAGACGAAGGGAGCTAAGTGATGCCTGCAGTTCAGACCACTTATAGCGCCCAGTACGCGCGCTGGGTCGAGGGCATGAACCTCAACATGGAGCCTTCCGATGTCGTCACGCGCCTTGCGGAGGACGTCGAGGGCATCGGCTTCGGCAAGGTCTGCGTTCAGGGCACGGCCGACAATCAGGTCGTCGACTCCGAAGCGACCGCCAAGTTCGTCGGCATCGCCGTGCTCGACACGACCCGGCCTACCGGCAAGTACGAGCAGTACGAGAACGTCGCCGTCATGAAGAAGGGCGTCATTGTCGTCACGGCCTCCGAAGCCGTCGCTGTCGGTGATCCCGTCTACTACACACCGGCGACCGGCGTCCTTTCGAAAACGTCGACGTCGAACACCCTCATCCCGAATGCGACCTGGGATACCAGCACCGCCGGTGCCGGTCTCGCAGCTCTCCGCCTTGGCTAACCAGGAGCGATCTCGATGAACGCAATTATCACTCAGGACGCTCAGCAGGTCGCGATGAGCTTTCTTATACGTCAGGCCTCTCTGATCGAGCCAACGGTCTATGCGATGAAGTACCAGGAGATCCAGTACGCCCAGCTGATCCCGGTCGACACCTCGGCGCCGGAATGGATTCAGTCGGTCACGTACTTCTCCATGGACTCGGTCGGTCAGGCGCAGTGGTTCAGCGGCCTTGCACATGACGTGCCGAAGGTCGAACTGACCCGCGAAAAATTCGAGACGACGGTCAGCATGGCCGCGATCGGCTATGGCTACACGCTCGAGCTCACGACTGCACGCGGGACGACCCGAGTCAAGAAGATCGGAGCGAAGGGACAGGGGAGGGCAATGCACTGGTCGAAAGTGATGGATCTCGTCGACGAAATCCGCGTCGCCGAGGGACAGGAACCGCTCAAAAGGAGGGCTGCCTGACATGCCGACGTACATCCTTTTGCTCTCTCTTGCTGCGCGAGCTGCTCGAGGAGATCGAGACGAACTCGCCGGCGGTGAACCTGAAGCGGAAAGGCGTGGTCTTTACGGAGCCGTTCCTGGTCGCGGACGTCGAGTATCGCGCCTGGACCGAGGATGGGAAGCTACGGCATCCCTCGTTCAAGGGGATCAGGGAGCGGGCTGACGACGCCACGGTGTTTGAACTCGCTGAGTATTGCTTTCGATCTCTGTGGAGCGAAAACCAATTTTGCAGAAACGGAAGCTTGCGCCAGCTGATACATCATCGCTAACTCAACGCTTAGTACGTCACTGAGGGGGGCTTGTGATGACGCTGTATGTTGACGTTGCCAGGTTGAAGGCGGTGTGGACCCAAACGACGATCCCAGTCGTGATGAGGTTAGGTATAGGTAGGCCGTTGTCCGTTCGGCTTCCCTTCGCAGAGGGGAACGGCGAGTGGTTGAAAATGGGGAGACGCCGTGATCCCAAATGGAATTCAAATGACAGGTTTTGGGAGCTGCCGAAGGCGTGGCTCAATACTATCGTCGACAGATCGCTGGATCGCTATGGAAGCGTGTATGTCATCCAGCCCTACCAAGAACAAGAGAAATGCTCTCCTGCGTGCATGAATGCGCAGGGACATGAGTGCCAGTGCTCATGCATGGGCGCTAACCACGGGGCCGGTAACGACGGCAGTTGGTTCGAAGTGTCGGATGCATTCGCCTGCAGGTGGAACGAATACACTATTGCCTGTCGCCTCATGAAACGTCTGCGTGCTCTCCCCGGGGAAGCGTGAGGTTCGCCAAGAGACGCGAATGATTGATTGCCGTTGCGCCGGACTTCCGCGCGCTCCTCTCCTCTCAGGACCTAGCAGACTCGCGTCCACTATCCTATCGTTGTGAAAGAGGGCGGGTTCGATGATCAGAGAAGAATTTCAGCTATTGCTGCAGTGTCCGGTGTGTGGTGTGCCTTGCGAGGCGTGGCCTGAAAGGATGCCTGTTGCTATCTCGGATGTCGAGGGGGAGGCGGACATAACCGGGGAGTTTGAGATCGAATGCGATGAATGCGGCCAAACCACCGACGTTACTGTCACAGCGCATCTGCTGGGTTGGACGGCACATGTGTCAGGGAATCCCAGCCACGAAGTCCAGGTCAATCACTATGACTACGGTGATGACCAGTGGCTCGAAGACTTAGAGCCGGAGCCTCACCCGTACACCAATTATCGAGCCGCGATCTCCGAGTGGCATTCGTTACTCAAAGAGCTTGGAGAAGCTGGGGATGCATCGGGAAGAAACCGAATGCTGTTGGTTCAGCTGTTCTCGATCTTGGAAGCATATTTGTCCGATGCTGTTATCTCGCTGGTGTACAACAACTCTGAGATCTTGAACGCTATCGTGGCATGGCATCCTGAACTGAAGGAGGAGAAAGTCTCCTTAGCCTCCGTAGCAGCCAACCCTCACCTTGTTCGAGATACAATTGTCTCCAGACTTCGGAAAACTCAGTTTCATCGCTTTGAGCATGTCAACGGAATGCTTCGCGCTGCGATCCGACACCCGATACTTCCCGCTGACAAGGAGACTAGGGGTGAGGTGCTAAGGGCAGCAAAGATACGTCACGATTGCGTCCACAGGAATGGCCGCGATCAAGAGGGAAATTTAGTTACCGGGATTACGGGCCGCTATCTCTGGGATTTGGCAGGCGTCTTCGATGATATGGTGAATAAGTTGCATCGACGCATTGAGGAGGAAGAGGATTCGAGACGGATCGCTCTTCTAGAGCAAAACGAGATATGGTGA